TCAGTCCTCCTGCCATCTCCAGGATGGCCAATAATATCCCTGACCGAAGCGCGCGCCAGCATGAAGCGCGCAAGTACGGTCCCGTTCTGTTTCAATGCCTTCAATAAGCACATTCGCAGCGATTTTTGAACAAAGGGTGACCAGCTGTGTCAGCGCCTGCGTTTCACGTAAACGCCAGAAAGCGATCTTATCGATTTTTATTCCGCTTAATGGCAGGCGGCAGGATAAAAATGCTTGTCCTGACGCTTCATCAATATCATCCAGCCAGATCCGGTGTCCTCGCGCGGTCAACTGCTGAAGCGCACAACTCACCCTCAGACGCGCCGGGTCTGAGAGTGAAAAGAACGAGGCAGGCTCCACGAGTTCAATGTTCAGCGGTGGGCTGTTAAGTTGCAGTAAACGCTGGAACATTTCCGGTATGGTCAGAACGGTTATCGGCAAATTTATGAAAAGGTTGTCACAGGGGAAGGGGTTTTTTAACGCGGCGATCTGTGCTTCCAGCAGCATAAGCGCCCGGGCGGCTGACCAGTCCTGGAAAAAGCTTTCGCTTTGCTGATGCGGCGACAGCACGCTGAGCACTTCGGCCCCCACCGTGCGTGAAGAGGAGAGGGCGACAATGGGTTCAAGCTTAATGCCTGTAATGTCGTGTGAGATGTGCTGCACGCACGAGGGGAAACCTGTCTGTTCTGGCGCTGTCACTCCGTCGTCCTGTTCACTTCCAGCCTCCAGGCGGCCGGGATACCGCAGGACAGTGTGAAGGTGAAGTGAACAGGAAAACAGCAGGCGTTACTTAAAAGCGGCTAAGCCTTTTCGCAGCCCGTAAAAGAGGGATAAATGTTGAAAAAACAGCCGTATTTACAATCAGCTAGTCATTATCGCCAGAGAAGGCGGAAAAGGCATTGACTCACTACGCATTGACCGTATAATTCCAGGCGTTTCACCACCGCGAAGTACACTCTTCTCCGTGCGCCCTTAGCTCAGTTGGATAGAGCAACGGCCTTCTAAGCCGTAGGTCGTAGGTTCGAATCCTACAGGGCGTGCCATTTAAAAACAGGCGCTTACGCCAGTTTCAAACCAGCCTGATTTTCTCCTTGTGTCGTATTTGTGTCATGATTGCCAAAAATGGCATCAATTTTCCGTGCGTGTTCGCTTAAGTGGTTCGGTGCCAGGTGAGCGTATCGACGGACCATTTCGATGGACTCCCAGCCGCCCATTTCTTGCAGAACGGACAACGGCACACCGGACTGAATTAACCAGCTCGCCCAGGTATGCCGGAGGTCGTGAAAACGGAAGTCCTCTATACCCGCTCTTTCCAGTCCAATGCGCCAGGCGACATTGTCATCCACTCGCATTTTTCGGACAGCCGGAGTGACGGTTTTATCCGGGCGCGTTGATGGCTTCGTGTGAACGAATACCCACCTGGAACTTTTCCCGATCTGATCCCTTAACACCCTGCATGCGGTATCATTCAGAGCCACGCCGATAGCCTTGCCCGCCTTCGCGTTCTCTGGATTTACCCATGCAACCTTTCTCTGCATATCGACCTGCTGCCACTCCAGATCAATGATGTTGGAGCGGCGCAGGCCGGTTGCCAGTGCAAATATCACCACCGGCTTTATCGACTCCGGCATGCAGGCAATTAACCGTTCTGCCTCGTCCCTGGTCAGCCATCGGATGCGTTTACTGATCGGCTTTTTGGTTTTTATAACCGGGGCCGTTTTAATCCAGCCCCAGTCATTAGCCGCAGCCTTGAACAGAGATCGCATGAACGAAAGGTGCTGACTCTTTGTGGCCTGGCTTACCGGTTTCTCAACATACGGAGGCGGTTCCTTCCCACGCCGTATAGCCGCGTCCCGGCGCGACTCCCAGACCTGAATATGCTTACGGTTGACCATCTTAGAAACAGCTTCATGAACCTGATCAGCAGTGATGGTTGAAATATCCCGTCCAGAGAAATGGCGCAGGAAATATTCGATTTTGGTCTTATCGTCATCGAGTGACCGCTTATGCTCCTTCTCGCGGATCCACCTGATGCAACATTCCTCAAACGTCCTCGTCGGTAGTTCCCCAATTTTATCCACCCGCCACGCTTCAGCCTTCAGCTTGTCGTGCAGCTCCTGCGCTTGTTTCTTGTCCCCCGTACCAAGAGATCGTCTAATTCTTTTCCCTGACGGCGTAACGAAATGACAGTGCCAGACGCCGCCTCTGAGGGTGATTGACATAAAATTTCTCCTTTATGTTCACCCGCGCTCGCGGAAACAGGATCGCGCGGGTCATGTAAATACGCAATACAGGCGACGTCGGTCGTTCGGTATTTGTTCCCGATCTTCTTCCCGGCCAACTGCCCCGAGTCGATAAGCCGGTAGACAGTTCTCGGTGAGGTGATCAGTAGTTCTGCCGCCTGTCTGGCTGTCAGTGTTTTTGCCTCAACCATGTATTTCCTCCAGGCAAAAAGAACCCGGCGCAGGGCCGGGCAAAAGGGATCACGAGGTGGCGCTTTCGCACCCAATAGCCAGCTCATAACTGGCTATCAGTTGCGTCATGGTTTGATGTGGAGGCGTGGCTCACCATCTTTCGGCTCAGGCCATTCCCTGGCCATGTTCACTTTGAGTTTTTCTTCCATTGCTGCGGTGATTTCCTGGTCACTGATGCCTGCGCGTCGCTGCGCATCCCACAACAGGAATTGCATGTCGGCCCATTCTCTGAGGTCGTCAACATCATCTGCGGCTTCAAGCGCCTCTTTCGACAGGTGCTTAAGCGGCCCGATCGGACCGACATTGCCGAAAGTTTTCTCTGACCATTCAGCGTGCCGTTGGCGTATCAGATTGCGTAACTGAAGCGATGAGCCGGTTTCGTGTTGCTGCATAATCTCTCCTCATGCATCCCGCATAGCACGGAGGCGTTTTAAGTGTTCTGCTGTTTCAAGTTCGGCGCGTATCTGTGCCGCCTCGTATGGGTCGAGGTGCTCGAATTCGTTTGTGAATCGGTCGATTGAAGCGGTGTTGATCCGGCCCTGTCGCCAGTAGCGGACTATCTGAGAAGTGCAGCTATGGATGATGACGGGCCAAGCGTGCTGGTCAGCGTAAATCTGACCCCGCTGAATTAGCTGGAACATGTGGACCACCTTTGACGAAAATCACCCAGTGGGTTTTGTCGGCTTTTCCTGTTCGTTGCCATATGGCCGGCTTCTCGTCAGTCAGCGCCAAAATATTACTTACCGGGATCTGCGTTTCGTTCCATTTGAATATGAGTACGCCGTGTGGCCACAACACCCGAAATGCTTCTGCGAAGCCGGCACGCAGATCATCGCGCCACGTTTCTTTGTTCAGCCGGCCGTACTTTTTCCCCATCCACGCGTTATCTCCGACGCGCTCAAGGTGTGGCGGATCGAACACGACTACAGGGAAAGTGTTGTCGGCAAAAGGGAGAGCGCGAAAATCGGCAATAAGGTCCGGACTAATGACCAATTGGCGACCGTCGCAAAGCTTATGCTGTTCGGCGCGGATATCACTGAACACGGCGCGCTCATCCTGCTTGTCGAGCCAGAACATGCGCGAACCGCAGCACATGTCTAAAATTGCCTTCTGCATTACAGTCCCCTTTGCTTTTTCTTCAGTTCGATAACACCCTGGCATTCCGCGCACGTCTGGCAGCCGGGAACGGCAGCGCGTCGCGGCTCCGGGATATCCTCGCCGCATTCCGCGCAATGCTCAGCTGATACGGCGTTGCGGTCGATGCGGTGAGCGGAAAGGGCAGCGTTACGCTGAAGCTCTTCAATCTCTGCTGCGGTATCGATGATGTCGGCCATGGTCAGTGCTCCCGGAACTGTCGGTTAATTCGGTTGAAGGTGAACGCCAGCAATAAAAAAGGCCGCTTTAGCGACCTGGTGTTTTGCGATGTCATGACTTTTCTCCATGCCGGTTGTTCCAGGCTGCAAGAGCCTTTTGCCTTTGGCCTGAAAATCGACCGGTCGATTGGCATGAAGGGCTCGTGCAAGCTATTTGATAACCACAGAAATCAATCCCGTTAAATTGATGACTCATCCACTCAGCTTTGCACCCGCAGAAAGGGCAGGGCTTAATTTCTTCACTCACGATTCAACTCCGAAGCGGCGATTAAGCCGACCTGTGTATACGACGAACTCCAGGAGGCTAACTCCCAGAGCTTCAATTTTCTTGTGGTGCTTGTTGATGATGGGAGGCACCGTTTCGTTCCAGTTTGGCTTTGGCTTCTTGCGCATGGCCTGCTGGATTTCCTCGGTGCAGCGGCGGCAGGCGGCGCGGATGGCGTTTTCATTTGCTGGCGTCATGCGGCCTCCCGGCGGGCGAGAAGTTTCGCCCCGAAAGCCATCAGCTCGTCCCGGTCCACAGTTGCGAAGTGGCAGTGTGTACGCGGATACGGTCGCCAGATGATAAGCATCGAACCTTTGTTATTTCCCGATACTGGCTTACCGGTGACCGGGTTGATAAATGCCAGCCGCCCGGCGGTAATAAAGCGAACTTCGCTGGCGGTTTGAATAGCCTCCTTAAACCAGCCAACCGATGTGTCTGCCGGTACCAGCATGACCGTGCCGATCTGATTGGAGCTCTCGACGGCTGCCTTCTTAACGAAGGGCGTTATGTCGCTGTATGGCGGGTTCAGCCAGACGTATCCAGGCACATTCAGGTAATCAGACCATGGCGTTTCCAGCGTGTTCTGCTCGGCGGTGATGAACTTCCGGCACAGCGCGTTATGCGGCGCCGCGGCGGCATCCAACTGAAAGCAGAACTCAGCATCAAGGGAAGCGAAAAGGGCTGGTGGAGTGCGCCAGAGGTCGCGCTGGTCGAGCGGTGTTTTACTCCCGCCATAATCACCATTCAACTTCTCTGCTGGCAGCGCTGCGGCGATGCGATCACCAATCCAGCGCATTACCGGCACCGCCATACTGTTTCCAATCGCCTTGTAACGATGCCCGTTTGCTACTGGCTTTCCGCGATATCCAACAAGCGTGTGACCATCAGGAAAGCCCTGCAAACGTTCGAATTCAATTGGCGTCAGACGGCGCACGGCAAGCGGGTAAGTTACTGCAAGATCGGTGGCATCCTTGTAATCGCGCGCTTTGCATGTCGATGCGGTTTCATCATCTGCATACTCACCGAAAGCAACCATACGATATGCGCCAACAATGCCAGCCCCCCCTTTGACTGAAAAGTTCCTGGTTACTCTGACCGATGCCACCTATGTTGTTTGACTGGTTTAAAGTTGGGTGTGGATAATCCTCCCCATCCCAGTGGCTGCCGTTAGTAACGCGATAGCCAGCGCCCTCGGTAATGCTTTCCCTCGTTTCTCTGCACGGCGCAAAATCCCTACGCACGCCTTCGAACTCAAAAAGAACTCGTGCGGGATTGAAGTCTGTTCTAGCACTTGCGACAACGAACACACGGCGGCGTCGTTGGGCCACTCCGAAAAATTGAGCATCAAGGACGCGCCAGGCGATAACCCTTTCTGGTCCAGACACACAACCTGCGTTCGTCCATTTTCCCCCTGCTGGCTGCAATTCACAGCTTTCTCCGGCAAGTCCTGCCAGAAAGCACCCGAAGGCATTGTCTTTGCTGCTGAGTACGCCGGGGACATTTTCCCAGACGATAATTGCTTCTGGCTCACCGCGTTCGCGGCGCTTTGCGTCGATTGCATTGGCTAATTCCACGTAAGAAAGAGTTAACTGCCCGCGGTCGTCAGACAGGCCTTCTCGTAAGCCGGCGATGCTGAATGCCTGGCAAGGCGTACCACCGACAAGAACATCAGGTGCTTCGACACCACCAGTGCGAACCGCATCGGCGATTTTGGTCATGTCGCCGAGGTTGGTTACTTCCGGCCAGTGATGGGAGAGGACTGCGGAAGGGAATGGTTCGATTTCAGAGAACCAGGCAGGTTTCCAGCCGAGAGGTTCCCACGCTTTACTTGCAGCTTCGATACCGCTGCACACGCTTCCGTATTTCATGATGCACGCTCCGGATCGTTAAAATCCCAGCCATTACGCTCAATATTGGTTTGCAGCCGCTTATCTCCGACCTCTTCAATGCTGCGGCCGGTAATCTCTGCGACTTCGGCGTTTGAGTGTCGCCACAGCAGCGCCAACTCTTCGGTAGTCCATTCAGGCATGACTTTTCCTCCTGACGATCGGGCAAGTGAGTTGCGCTTGCTGCGCACGGATTGGATAGAGCGGCCGGTTGCCGCGGCGATTTCCTCGGGAGTGAACCGGCCAAACAGAAACAACTCTGCTTTGGTCCACTTCCTGAGGTTGGGGTTGGCTGGGAATTTCACATCGAGGCGCGCGGCCTGGGTGTAAACGGCGCGCTCTGTTCTTTCCAGTTTTTCGGCAATCAATGAGAGTGGCATCTGTCCTGCAACTTCATGCAGGAACAGGTTTTCCCACGGCTGCCAGTGATTAGCTCCCATGCTTACCTCCACTGCTCGCCAAACGTGAAGCCAATCTCCGCCAGCGCCTCGTCCATCTTCTCGATGAACTCCGGCACCATTTCGTTGAAATTGGTCATGTATTGCGGATCCCGCTCAACGACGACATGGTGAATTCCTTCGCGTTTCATGCGCGGGTCGTAGTTGGCAAAGAACCAGGCGTCTTTCCCGGTCACCCACATGCTGTACTGCACCTGGGCCATGTAAGCAGACTTGATGGCTTCGAAACCGCCAAGGCGGAATTTCATGAAGTCGCGGGAGGTGAAAGGGCATTTAAGCTCAAGGCCAAACCCGTTACTGCACAGGCCGTCAGGGGAGCACGCAGTGCGCATGCTCTCGTCACGGAACAGGATCGGAGACTCCGTGACTTTCACGTCTGTGGTGAACTCGAAAAGGGTGCGGGCGTCTTCCTCGTACTGCTTGCCCCAGGCCAGCGCCTTGGCGTTAACCTCTGGCGCTACGCCGGTGCATACCTCGGCGAGTAAGGTGTGGAAGTAGGACATTTTCATATCTGTCCACTTCTTCCCTGATCTTGGCTTGGATATGACGTTATGCACTTCAGAGGCAGTAATGACGCCGAGGCGCAGCCGGCGCCACGCCTCATCGCCCTGTTGGATATTGGTTACGTCAACACCGGTACGGGACAGGATAATTTCGGGTGTCATGCTGCCGCCTTAGCTTTTTTCTGAAGGAAGTTGAACCCTTTCTGTGCCTCTTCTTCAGTGAGGTCTGACGCCTCAAGAATTGGCCGTTTGAAGATGTCGCTGCACACAGGGAGGAAGTCTTTCTCCCAGTCTTTATCTAGGGTCGTTAAGAGATCGGTTATCGCCTGCAGCGTTTCTTCGCTTGCTGCTGGTGGAAGTGCTTCAGTGGTGTTGCGCGGCGTGACGTCACGGATATCAACATCCAGTGATTTTCCTTCCATTTCTTCGGCGGTAGGCTGCTGTCCAATCTCAGGCCATGCCTTACGCAACGCCTGGGCTTCTGCGCATTTCGCCAGCTGGCCGTATGGGCGCTTTTTCCACATCGCATTCGGTGCCGTTGTGTCGCGGCCGCCGGTGGCATAGTTTTCAATCCAGTATTCTTTTGCGCTGAACTCGACGATTTCTCCGCTGGGCATGCGCTTGTAGACGGTGTATTTGCACCACTGAGGGAAGGTCACCTCGACACCAGAAAGCGTCTGCGTCGTGTCTGGACCGAACTCTGGTTCGCGGGCACCGGCATAATCACCTGAGCGGTCCGCCTGAATGCGGTAAAGCCCGATGCCCGGCATGACCACGTCGCGCCAGTCGCCTTTACCTGTTTTCGAGTCTTTGACGTACATCGGAACGAGGTGGACAGGTTTGAGCAACGGATCCAGCTGGCGTGCGCGGCAGTAGTCAAGCGCCATCATTACCGATTCGTCTTTGGCGCCAGGGTAGATGCTATTCTTCAGCGCGCTCCAGGTGGAGACGTCGACGCCTATCTCCTGAAGTGACGTCGCTGTGATTGTTAATTCGTTTGCCATCGTTAATCCCCTCAAAAATTAAAACGGGCAGCCGGTACGGTGTTCCCAGTCGTATTCCGCCTGGGCGTAAGCAACTGCCGAAATGAAATCGTTGTAGGCCTCGCCAGCTTTATCGCTGCGAAGTCCTTCGTATGGGCTGGAGTCAATCGGGATCGTGAAGTGGAAGAGGCCTGACGGTTCTTTTGGCATCATGTCGATGATTTTCTGCGCCCTGTCGTCGATCCACTTCTCCTTCTCGTCGGTGAGCTGCTGCTCAACCCAGTGCCGATCTTCGATTCGGTCGTAAGTGAGGTATGCGTTCATGGCTGAACTCCTGAAATTTGGATGTGCAGATCCAGCCCGCATTGAGCCAGGCCGATCGGTTGAATAGGGTGGTTGGTATCAGTGAACCATCGGCTCGCCGCGCTCATTCAGCAGCACAACGACGGAATCACTTTTGATGATGGTTTTTTCGAAGATGTTGAAGGCGTATAGGCCTTTCTCAACGTTCGCAGAGGCGCGATAAGTTTTGCCGTGGTGTTGCAGCATTGTGCCAGGTAAAACCTCGCTACGTGGCACTGATGCGGTGCCGTAGTGCATTCCAATCATACCTTCACCTCAACCTGTTCCAGGAGGCCAGCGATATGCATCTGCCAGCGGTTAAGTACCAGCTTTTCACGCGGTGCCGATACCGATGTCAGCTGCCACTCGTTATCGTTGAGCTTTTTGGTGATGTACTGCTTGCCGTTGTGGGTGACTGTCATGATGCCTCCCGGGCTTTGGCGTTTGCCGCATTGATAGCGTCAATGTTCATCAGGCAGTAGATAGCGCATTCAGCGTCGTAATCACTCAACTCGCTGCTTGCCAGTTTATTAAGTGCGGTGCCAGTTAAACCGATTTTGAAGCATATAGAGCCATGTTTAGGGCCATATCCATAGCGATGGTCTTCACGCTGATCCCTCCAGTGGGCGTAGTTTTTTGTGCCAAAATAACGCTCGCTCAGACGGGGAAACCCGGAGGCAATGTCGTTAATCGCATCATCAACACACCCGCGCCGCTCCAAGCTTTGCTTGGGGTCTCCGAAATTAATGATCGTCATGCCATGCTGGACCATCTCAACCGTAAGACCTTTGTTGGCCTGGTTGATACCTTCAGACAAGGCAATCAACTCCTTGCCGATGCGTGAGGTGTCATCAACAAACTTCGCTTTCAATTGAGCCAGTTCGGCTTCAATTGCCATTTTCTTTTTGGTCAATTCGATAAGAGTCATAGTTATCTCCGCGCTTAAGGCCGCGCCGCCGAACGTTAAACAAGACTTCTGCGCTAATGGGCGGTGGATGGCCGCCGGTTGTCATAACTAAGCCGCCTCGGTGAAGCGACTTAGGTATGAAAAAAGCCGCTGGTTAGGCGGCTATAGAGGTTCGCGCGGCTTGTGATTGAATCGGTGCCACCCGTCAGTTAATTCAAATGGAGCATAACTTTCCCGGCGTTCAGCGAACCCAAGCTCAACGGACAGAGCGTGCAGTTCATGCCGGCGTTTAATCTGTTCCATCGCAATCCAGTCAGCATCGGCATTGCGCTTTTGAGCTTGCTTCGGCGTCAGGTCTAAACTGTTTATTTCACTCAGTTTCTGCTGGCGCTTGATGTCCTGTTTCATATTTCGAAGCACATTTATCATTGAGTCGATGCGTTTGATGTCGTCGATCATCCTCTTACCCTCTGTCGTTACCCGCTGATGCAGGAGAAATGTTTTGGCGATGTGGTAGGGGGGAGACCCATTTCGACCCGATTCGGCCTACTTATCTTCGGCAATAATTCCTCGGGCCTCGCCGCTTTACGTGCGACATATTCCCGTCCATGAACCCTTCACCACATCCCAAAACATTCCCTGTATTGGTCAGCGCCAACTCTCTGCCAGTGTTGCCCGTTCTCACGCCGTTCTCGCTCTCGCGCGGGGATACTCTCTCACCGACCGGATCGCACCCGGTGATACAGCACGTTTTTCGTGTAAGGGTCTAAACAGGTCATTGACGCTGTAAATCTGCATGTTGTTAAAAAGCAGGCGACTTGCTGTCCGCCGCTGGCTAACTTCGCTCAGCTGTCGATGTCGTTTCGATGAATTGATAATAGCGATGAGTATTGTTTATAGCAATACGTATTGATATTAAATAATAGCGAAAGGTATTAATGCATTGATAGCTAAAGGAATTTAATTTGATATTTTTTCGAATGATTGGGGTGCGGGTCGCTTTTTAACTGCGGAGGGCATTGCTGTGGTGAGAGTCTTGGCAGTGGGCAATAAAAAACCCAGCGCTATGGCTGGGTTGTTCATGACAGGGAGGGTTACCTGGTAACCATCACTGTATTATTTTGGCCTGCTTTTACTGATGCTGCAGACATCAGCGCGCCGCCTTCAGTCACCAGTCCGTACGTGGATGGGCGCATCCAGGTAACGGTGGTCTGAACGTAATATTCGCCAGGGGCAATGTTATCGAACTCAAACTTACCCTGGGCATCAGCAATAGTGACTTTCTCATACTTTGCAGCGCGCATATCTTCTTTGTCGCAACGGGTGAGCCCCATGCATGTAGCGAACTGGAAGTCGGTATAAGAGGTTTTTGGCATCAGGGTAACCTGACTACCGGCTGCTACTTTAACGTCTCCGCCCATTGTTTTTAGGAAGGCCTGTCCAGTCAGCTTTTCTGATCCTTCAAGTTTCACTTTGTCATACTCGGCCTGAGGGAACGCTGGGAGGTTAACTGGTTTAGGTATGGACATACATCCAGATAGAAGTGCAGCTGCTGTTGCTGCAATAAAGTACTTTTTCATGATAATCCTTGCTGTGAAAAGCCGTGAGGCTAAATATTAACCGTGTTTTCTGTATGTCTGAGGCATGCTGCCAATCACTTTGCCGAATACGAGGATTCTGTTCATCTCTTCTTTTTCGATCGGCTCCCAGGGGCGATAGGTCTGGTTGTCGGATATTACCAGCAACTTGTCTTTCATCTTCTGCAGGCGTTTGACATGGGATGTTTCGTCATAGATAAAAGCGTATATGCCATCACCGTCGAATTGCTGAACGCTGATATCCACAAACAGTAAGTCTCCTGGCTCAATGGTCCCGGCCATGCTGTCGCCGCGAACATTTATGATTCTTATCTGCTCAGCCTTCCTGCCATTAAACATACGGCGAGCTTCTTCGACTGAATATTCCACGGATCTAAGCACCTCTACAAACTCGCTGTTGATGGCTCCAGGCCCAGCGCTTACGTAGAAGTCTAGCGCCTCAATACGAAAGGTGTCAGTAGGGGCCAGATCTGTTTTTGGCTGCGAAATTGCGGGCATTTGACCATCGCCACGCATTGGGCCAACTCCGGTTGAAAGCCACTCAGTGCGAACGCCAAGTGCATTTGCGATCTCAACGATTTTAGTTGAACCCCGGGCATTGCCACTGGTCAGCCTCCAGATAGTGGGCTGAGCAACGCCAGATGCCTTAGCCAAAGCACCCTGAGACATGCCAGATAGTTCCATTGCCTGATTCAGGCGTTCTGCAAGAGTTTCTTTTTTCATAAGTTTAAATTTATACGCTTGCGTATTGATGGTCAAAACACGTTTAGCTATTGCCTAAATCAATACGCATTGCTATTATCAATTCACACCAATACTCATAGGAATTGGAGCATGACGAACAAAACCATCCAGCGCGCCATTGATATCGCTGGTAGCCAGAAGAAATTAGCCGACCTCTGCGGTGTTGCGCAGCCGACGGTATGGCGCTGGTTGCACGGTGGCGGCATTGATGCCCGCTACGTAATGAAGATTGTTAGTGCAACCAACGGCAAGCTCAAACCAGCAGATATTCGCCCAGATCTCGCCCAGCTGCTTGGGGCGAATAATACAGCCGCCTGACCGGCGGCCCCACCCACGAAAGGGAAAGCAATGCATTCACTTGCGTACCAACAAAATACCAAATTATCGGTGACGCCGATGATTTACCAGAATCGCCGGGAAGCTGATTCCACGGCCTTAAACATCGATGGGATCCGCGCAGCTGTTCGCGCCTGGGCAGCTGATTGCCGCAGCCGTGAATTTGTCGCAGCGCTGATTGTGGAGGAGTGGCGCGCTACCGGCGGCACCGGGCTTGATATCCCGACTGACTCGCACCGCCAGATGCAGAAGGTGTTTCGCTGGATTGATGGCGATACCGAATACGCCGCCAACAACATTCGCCAAATAGCGCCAGCAATCATGGCCGTTTTGCCGCTGGAGTACCGCAACCGCCTGGCCCCGCAGAACGACACGATGTCGCTGATCGCTACTGCGATGAAAGAGTGTGCCGAAGCTAAACAGGCTGTCCTGCTGGACGCTCCTGAGCATCAGAAGCTGAAAGAGGTAAGCGAGGGCATAGCGTCGCTGTTCCGCCTCATGCCGGAGCAGGTAGGACCGTTGATGACGATGGTCACGTCGATGCTGGGGGTTATGTGAGAGTCACAAGAAAAGAAAAAGCCCTTGAAGCGGTAACTTCAAAGGCCCTTATCACACTGTGTTACGTCGGGTAACGGGAGTAAGTATGTCAAATACTGCTGAAATTATCAATTTCCCAACCAATACCGAAAAAACGGGAGGTCGTATGGCCGACCTGTCGAACGGGTATACCAAAGTCGCTAACGAGATCCAGCAGCTTAAGCCTCGCCTGAGATTGTCAGGCCGGGAATGGCAGTGTTTCGAGGCAGTGATCTGGCTTACCTACGGCTGGAACAAGAAACAGGACCGCGTTACAAACACGGTGATCGCAGAGCTTACAGGCCTGAGTGACACCCATGTTTCCGACGCTCTTAAGTCACTCGCTGAGCGCAAAATCATCTTCTCTCAGAAGCAGGGAATGATGAAAATTGTCGGTGTGAATACTGACCTTTCAGCCTGGATTTTAGACAAACCGGAAACGGGAAGAAAATTCCCGAAATCGGGAAAATCCTTCCCGAATTCAGGAATAACCTTCCCGAAAACGGTAGACACCCAATACAAGAACAAGAACAGTATTAAAAGATCTTCGTCCGAGAATTCTGACGAATCCTCTGACGCACGATTGAAGAAATTTTTATCAGCCCATCCTGACGCTGAGATTTACACCCCCTCAGGCGCGAAGTGGGGATCTGCTGAAGACCTTAAAACTGCCCGATGGATTTCAACCAGGGTGAAGTTGATTAACCCAACCTGCAAAGCCCCGGATTTGACCTCCTGGTCTAACACTGTTCGTCTGATGCGCCAGATAGACAACCGATCGCACCAGGATATCTGCGCGCTGTATGACTGGGCCAGTAAACACCATTTCTGGCAGACCAATGTTCTGAGCCCCGAAAGCCTTCGCAAGCAGTGGGACAAGCTGACCATGCAGCGCAATGCTGGTTGTGAGCAGCGCGCCGGTAAGCCGGATTTGGACTTCAACAACACTGACTGGGCCTATGAGGTGATGCGATGAAATCTCTTGCAGAGCAGATGCGTAACCACGACCGCGAACAGATGAGCCGCATGGCCCATAACCTGCCAGAGCAGTACCAGGAGCGCGCGCCGGTCGAGCAGGTGGCGCAGGTATTCAACGGATTGTTCAACCAGCTTCGCGCCGCGTTCCCGGCCAGCATGGCGAACTTCCGGAATCAGGACGACCTGAACGAATTCCGCCGTCAGTGGTTGCTTGCGTTTCAGGAAAACGGGATCCACTCAATGGCTCAGGTCGATGCCGGAATGCGCATTGCCCGCCGGCAGGAGCGCCCATTCCTGCCGTCGCCGGGTCAGTTCGTCGCGTGGTGCAAGCAGAGCGGCGGGTCGCTGGGCATAACCGTTGACCAGGTGATCGCCGAATACTGGGACTGGCGTAACCGTTCGTTCGAATTCACCTCCAGCGAACAATTCCCCTGGTCGCAGCCGGTCATGTACCACATCTGCGTTGAATTGCGCCACCGCAGCACGGAGCGCCAGTTAACTCATGGTGAGCTGGCACGCGAGGCGGGCGACCTGCTGGACATGTGGGAGAAGCGAGTCACCGAGGGTAAGCCCGTGCCGCCGGTACGCCGGGCGATTGCAGCACCGGCTGCCGAACACGGACCGACTCCGATCCAGCTGCTTCAGGCGAAGTACAACCGCAACAAGTCGAACGGGATGGTGTGAGATGAAAGGCAAACAGGCAATTCTGCGTTATCTCGAAACGCACCGGACCTTCACCGCGAAGGATGTGGCCACAGAGTGCGGCATGACCATCAACTGCATCACGAAGAACGCCATCGATCTGGAGCGGTCCCGGAAGATTGTGCGCGTGAGCAAGGTCTGGCGAACGGTGACTTATCGCCTGGCGACGCCGGAAGAGCAGGCTGGTACCGCGCGCAGCTGCACCAACGGGATATTTCAGGAGTGCCGCAACAGTCCGGCGATGAGAAGGGTATTGATGGTTTGGGGGAGGGTAGGGGTATGAAAATTTACATCGCAGGACCAATGACAGGTTACGAAAACTACAACCGTCCGATGTTTAACGCAGTAGCACAGCAGATGTTATCAGGTGGTCATGTGGCATTAAATCCGGCCACGCTCCCGGATGGTTTATCTGAGCGTGAGTATATGGACATCTGCCTGGCGATGCTTCGCTGCGCCGACGCCATTCACATGCTGCATGGGTGGAAAGAGTCGGAAGGTGCCGTCGCTGAGCATGCCATGGCTAAAAAGCTGGGAATTAAAATTTCTTACCAATTTGAAGGATCTGCCCAATGAGCAACATCGACAAACGCGCATTACGGGAAGCTGCTGAGAAGGCTGGTAGCGATAAGTGGCAAGCCAAGAAAATAAATGGCGACTTCTACGTCATTCGCAATGGTAGTTATGAAAAGCAGCATGGCTTCACATCGTATCAACCAATAGCGGAAATTGAACACAAACCAGTCAGGGGTTTTGTTGTCGCGGCCAATCCCGCCACCGTGCTGGCGCTGCTGGATGAGCTGGAAGCCAAAGACAAGAGCATCAGCTTTTTGAAAGACCAGCTAGCGCAGCTGGCAAACTTCAATCCTGATTGGGACAAGCTGGAAGCAGCAACTGACAGCCTCCGTGAGCACATGGCAGAACTCACAGCGGCACGCAAACGGATTGCTGAGCTGGAGGCGACGCAGGGTAAGCCAGTTATGTTTATCGATGGTGATACTTCACCTGTTGACGCCGAAAAGCTGGCGGCTGTAATTCGTGAATTCAACGAAGAAACAGAAACCCCGGCGGCACGAATGGCTCGAATTATTCGCGAAAACCCGCATCCGACAAACATGTGCGATATGCCGGTCGCCGCAGCCGGTAAAGGAGAGGCATCATGAAAACTTTCACCATTGGCTGGCTCAACAAATGCCGTTGTGGCAACAAATCACACTCAGTAAAGACCGCTCGCGGAAACGAAAGTGCCTTGTGGGATGACGATGCCGTTAAATGCAATTCTTGCGGTCGTGGCGGTGTCATTCAGGTCTGTGAGGGACAGGCGCGCGTTTTATGGGAAACCGATGAAGAGATGGCTGAGGGAAAACCCATGAGCACTATTACCAAAGAGCGCATCGCAAACCTCCTTCAGTTCAATTCTGAAGGTAGTGATTGTCAGGCCAATGCAGAGCAGTGGGAAGTACACGAGCTGGCGCGTATCGCGCTGGCATCGCTCGAAGCGGAGGCTGTTGGCGAGGTTGTCCTCGGTGAGTATGACGATTGCGGATGCCACCCGGATGCGAAGGTGGTGTGCATAGCCGCTGATGGACAGGCTGATTGGGAAAACTTCAAGGATGGAACTCGCTTGTACACCGCCCCGCCAGCGCCGGAATTCTACAAGATAGGTGACGCCACTATGCGGCACATTTTCACACCGACTGGCATAACTGATGTTTCTGACATGCAGGCTGTGTTTGACCAGATTGAAACCGTGTTGGCAGGAATGTGGCAGCCAGCGCCGGTATCTGTGCCTGATGAATGGAAGCAGTGGATTGCCGATGCGGTTGAATACCTTGAGGGCGGTTTAGAAGCTGATGGTGAGCTTGAGGCAGAAGGCAGCATAGAGGCTAAAAGACTGCTGTCACGCCGCGCAGCCATGCTTCAGGGTGCCGATCGACCACAAAACGAACCGCAAAATATTCCGGAAAATATTCCAGCCACACAGTTTAAGCCGGTAGCAGACCTGTACGGCTTAACCTCACCAACTGGCGGTGAAACATCGTTCACTTTCGACGCTGTTGAAGCTCGCGATTTTGTTGATGGCGGTTGGTCATGCCAGGAGTACGTGGAGCTTGAACGCTTTCAGGAGGCTGTGAGCGGCAACTCTCCGGTGATTCCGGATGGTTGGGTGGCTTGCGTTGAGCGGATGCCTTCCGCAGGGGAACAAGTGTTGGCGTACCGTCCAGACGCGCCGGAAAGTAATGATCCATTAATCAAGATGGCAACGTACGTTGGCGGGTCAGCACACGGACACGGCTTTGATTGCTACTGCAAGCCAACCCACTGGATGCCGCTGCCAGCAGCACCGCAGCAGGAGGCATGATGTACGACAAATATACTCTCAATCGCTGCGACGCAATGGAGTGGCTGGCTGAGCATTACCCAGTCTTTCCAGACAAGATGCCAGATGTGCCCCTAAAGGCTGACTGGTGTAGTGCCAACCTGTTTATGGGGTGGGGTTTCGTGATTTTGCTCGATGGCACCCTGGTGTTTGCTGACTGCCTATCACCTCCAATCCGGGCGGAAGACATGGCAGGCTTCAAATTGCCCGATTTGGTGTAACTGCCATACAAGCGATATGGGAATCCCCATATCGACAGCCAGGGCCTCTCCGGAGGCCTTTTTCTCGCGTTGATTTTATTGAATCAACCGTCCATAATCATGTCATCGGAGCCTGAACAACTCCGGTGACTTCTGCGCATTTAAGGGGACTTAAATGCGACCACAATCTGAACTCCTCACCTTGTCACAGATGCAGAAATGCACCTGCGATTCTCTGCATTCTGCGTTACCTCTAGGAGGTGGCGTATGAAGCAGCACTACTGCATCGTCAACGACACCGTTAAAGAGAACCTCATCGCGTACATTCGCACCCTGCCGGTAAACCCTCGCGCGCCGATGGTGGTCGAGGCCCGGGAAGAGACGCGAACCGATAAGCAAAACCGTCTTATGTGGCCGCTGCTGAAGGACCTGTCTGACCAGGTTGTCTGGCACGGCGAAAAGCTGACCCGCGAGGAATGGAAGGACCTCATCACCGTTCTGGTGAATCAGACTCAAGACCAGGAACAGAAATCTGCGCCGGGCATCAACGGCGGCCGCGTTTATTTCGGCGTCCGCACATCCAAATCCAGCAAGCGCTACATGGTCGACGTCATCGAGGCGATTTACTGGTTCGGCACCGAGCGAGGCGTGAAGTTCTCCGAAGCGTCCAGTAAGCGCATCGCCTGGGCGCAAGAGTGGAGGGCTTCCCGTGGGTAATCCTCTTGCACGCGTCATCACAAATCACATCTTCAACGTTCCGGCGCGCCGCCAGCGTAAGCCTGAGGTTAAGCCGTCCGACATCCCGACATTGAAGGGCTACACCGCCCGCCTGGTGGATCAGAAATGGCTGCGCCTCGCGGCGAGGAGAGCGCATGGCTAAGTTACCGCGCCGCAAGTGCGCCCATAAAGCCTGTCGCCAGTGGTTCCACCCGGTCCGCGACGGGCAGGTGGTTTGCTCATTCGAATGCGCCAGCGCGATCGGAAAAGAACAGACCGCAAAAGCCCGTGAAGCTGCTAAGCAGAAGGAAGCGCAGCGTCAGCGCACCGAAGAGAAGGCAGGTCGCCAACGGCGCGCTGCGCGGCGTAATGAGCTGAAGCCGATCCGTCACTGGGTGCAGATGACTCAGCGCGCCTTCAACGACTGGCGTCGAGAAATGCTGCTTGCTGCCGGCTATGGCTGCATCTCATGCGGCACTAAGAGCGCTTTTGTATGGCATGCCGGACATTACCGCACCACGGCGGCTGCACCTCAGCTGCGCTTCAACCCAGATAATTTGTGGTTACAGTGTCCAGTCTGCAACGTTCATAAATCAGGGAATATCGAGGCCTATCGTGCAGCCTTGGTCGAGCAGATCGGTGAAGAGCGCGTACTGGCACTCGAATCCAACAACGAAAACCACCGATATACCCGCGAAGAACTGGACGGCATCCGCGCCAAAGCCAGGGCAGATCTTCGCGCACTAAAACAGCAGGAGGCAGCATGATTAAAATCCAATACCCAATGACCACGGCGGCTATTTTCGATGATGTTGTCTACCTTGTGCGCTTCGATAATGCCGACAAGGTTAAGCAAGAGATCGACGGTGCTGTTAACTGGTTCTGCCGGTGGTGCAATGAAGAGAAAGCAGTTGTGAAAGCACGGGTTCTGGTCAGTTGTTGGGGGCAGTATCTGAACTATGCACAGGTCATGGAGGAGGGAGTGTGAAACCAGAAACGCTTGAGATACTCCGCACGCGCTGGCAGCGCCTACGGATTTACCGCCGCCCGGGCTCCGTGCTGGTGGATTACCGCATCCTCCGTAACTTCGTTCGCATCTATCACCCAGCAGGAGCCGCACAATGAACAGCCAGCAACTGGAATACGTACGTCAGCAGCTCATTGTGGCGACCGCAGATCTGAGCGGGGCGACGAAAGGGCAGCTGGTAGCTTTCGCCGAAAACGCGCAATTCACCGCGACGGCGCGCAGCCGGGGGCGGAAAAAGGTATTCGACAAGGATAAGCAGCGCATGGTCAACCCAGACGGCCCACCGATGAGCGGCAGCCAGTCCCGCGCCAAAGGCTCATCCATTGCGCTGGTGGGGCCGGTTGAGTTCGTGACTGCATCGTGGCGCCGCGCTGTTCTGTCGCTGGAGGAGCACCAGAAAGCATGGCTGCTGTGGAACTACAGCGAGAATATCCGCTTCGAATACCAGGTGGCGATCACCCAGTGGGCGTGGGCAGAGTTCCGGGAGCAACTCGGCGCGAAGAAGGTGGCCGGCAAGACGATGGAGCGCCTAAAGAATCTAATTTGGCTGGCGGCGCAGAACGTCAAAGCGGAGCTAGCGGGTAAGGATGTGTATCAGCACCAGGACCTGGCGACTCTGTGCGGCGTTAAACCTGATAACTGGTGCCATAACTACGCCGACTACTGGCGGGCCATGTGCGCCATCTTTAAGCGGCTTGATGGCGACTCTCTTCTCTGCACTGTGAGAACACGATCACAACAAAAGGCGACTTTTTCGCGGCAGGGTATTGCAAAAGTCAATTAAATAGCATACATTTCATGTAAATCTGATATCGTCGCCATAGCTTCGTAGGTCGACAAAAAATTACAAGCCTCGCCATCGTGCGGGGCTTTTTCGTTTCAGGGTCAGAGGCACAGCGGTTGTGCGTTCGGCTGTTAACCGAATGGTCGAAGGTTCGAATCCTTCCTGTCCCGCCAATTCTGCATCTGTCGTAGTTTGGGAATTACGTCTGGCTTCCAACCAGAAGATGCGGGTTCGATCCCCGCCAGATGCTCCAAATTCGCCGGTCTAGTTCAGTGGCAGAACGGCAGCCTTGTAAGCTGCGCGTCAGAGGTTCGATTCCTTTGTCCGGCACCAATTTGCCTGTAGCTCAGAGGAAAGAGCAACCGCCTTCTAAGCGGTTGGTCGCTGGTTCGAATCCAGCCAGGCGAGCCATCAGCAAAACAAGTCGTCATCGCGGCGGCTTTATCTTGCATCAGGTGCATAACTGAATTCGCGAATACGTTATGCCGTCCGCTCCACGAAACGGAGTGCACAACAGGAAAGAGCATTTGTAGGGTTCGACTCCCTGCCATGGGGTTGCGCCACATGATGCGAGTCATGAGTGCTCTGTCCGTTGTGGTGAATGCGCAGGCTGATGCGCAAGGGCAAGAATCTTTCGCTGGATTCGGTGTGGCCACGTAGCCCGCTGTAGGCAGTCGCAGCAAGCCGGAGATCAGCACCGGCCACCACAAACCAAACCCACTACCTGGGACCCTTCGGACAGAGAGCCGACATTGCCTTACCCTCACATTGCCAGCCTGTCGCTGGTTTTTTTATTTTCAGGCTCCGGGAACCATCATCGACACGCCTACTTGTTAAATCGTCCCGAGGGCCTGAACCAACTACACACGGAATAAATATGTCTGAGACCTTCACTATCGTAGGCGTTGGTCTTACATCGTCATCAGTCGGTGTAACCTTTGCCACGCTGTTTCCGGAGGCGACTCCAGCAGTGATGCTCGGATCACTCGCCGGAACTGCGCTATACGTTCTGACCTCAGATCCCCATCAACTCTGGAAGCAGGCTATCTTTGCGCTGATATCGTTTATCAGTGGCGTGTTCTTCTCCGTACCCATGGCGAAAATCATGGCCGGAATCATCAACACGCCGTTAAGCCTGATGAAGCCACCGGCCAGCATTGAGGTATCGCCAGCTGTCGGTGCAATTGTCACTGCTTCCATTTCCGTGGCAGTCCTGCTGCGTATTCTCCGCAAATCCAAAAGCGGGAAGATGCCGGGGCTGGGGGAGGAAGATAAATGACATGGCAGCTTCTTCTGATGGATGCAAACGCCATAGTTTGCCTGTTAATCATGGTCAGGCTGATGTTTTTCCGGAAGGAGGGAAAGCGTCATCGCCTGAGTGTCGCGGTGCTGGCCTATCTGGTCATTCTCGCCGCCGGATTCAACGCCTTCAACATTCTGCTCGGCCACTACGTACAGGTTAACCTCGGCGATCTGCTGCTTAACTCCGTCATCTGCATGGCGGTGTGGCTGGCGCGCGGTAACCTGGCGAAGGTCGTCATTACGGAATAGCCATGACCAAAGACGATATCTTTAACACCATCCTCGGCAAAGAGGGTGGTTATGTTGATCACCCGAACGATAAGGGCGGCCCAACGAACTGGGGAATTACTCAGGCAACCGCCCGAGCGCATGGTTATACCGGTGATATGCGAAATCTTACGCGTGAGCAGGCTCTGGCGATCCTTGAGTCTGATTACTGGTATGGCCCGCGCTTTGATCAGGTGGCAGAAGTATCCCCTTCCATTGCCGCCGAACTTTGCGATACCGGTGTGAACATGGGGCCATCAGTGCCGGTTAAATGGTTCCAGCGCTGGCTAAGCGTGTTCAACACTCAAGGCATACTCTATCCAGACCTGATTGCAGATGGGGTTATTGGCCCCCGAACTATCAGCGCATTGAAAAGCTATCTTGCTCGACGTGGAGATGAGGGAGAAATCGTATTGCTTCGCGCACTGAACTGTAGCCAGGGCCAGCGTTATCTTGAGCTGGCAGAACAGCGGCCGGCTAACGAGTCATTCGTTTATGGCTGGATGCGCGAG